GCAGGAGTGCGCTGTGGAAATTGAAAAAAAGCCCGAAGCACTTCCGATATGAACTGGAGCATCCATCAGAGCCGACACAGGCGATGATATTCGGAACGGCTGTCCACTGTGCGGTGCTGACACCGGAAGCGTTCAGCGGACAGTACACGGTGATTGACCTGGACCTGCGGACGAAGGAGGGACGGGCAGCCAAACAGGCAGCACTGGAGGAAAGAAAGATCCTGCTGACAAAGGACCAGATGGAAGCCGTCAATGGGATCTGTGCATCGCTGCAAAACGACCAGTTTGCAAGGAAACTGCTCGCCGGAAAGCATGAAACCCCGTACTTCTGGACGGACGATGTGACAGGAGAAAAGTGCAAGTGCCGGACGGACTGTGAGGTGGATGTCGGCGGACAGCACATTATTGTGGATCTCAAGACGTGTGCTGACGCAAGCACAGAGATGTTCATGAGGGACGCTGTGAAGCTTGGCTACCACGTACAGACGGCAATGTACTGCGATGGCGTAAAGGCCGTGACCGGACAGGAAAGCGTCTTCGTGTTCGTGTGTGTAGAGAAGGAACCGCCCTATGCCGTCAACATCCTGCAAGCGGACGAATCGTTCATGCTGTACGGGATGGATGAGTACAGGTATCTGCTTGGACTTTACCATGAGTGCATGATCAGGAACGAATGGCCTGGGTACGCAGGACTGTCCGGGGATGTAAACACGCTGGAACTTCCGGCGTGGCTGAAGAAAGGAGTCGAATAAAGTGAGTGAAACCGCTGTAAGCGTACAGGAACAGACGCTGACCAACGTGCCGTCCGGCAATGCGCTGAACGTGTGGACGGACACAAAGTCCTTCGACCAGATGGCCAGGGTGGCCGCGATGCTGGCGAAGAGTTCCATCGTTCCGCAGAACTATCAGGGAAAACCGGAAGATTGCTTTCTGGCCGTTGAAATGGCCGCGAGGATGAACACCAGTCCGCTGATGGTGATGCAGAATCTGTTCGTGGTGAAGGGTAAACCGTCCTGGGCCGGACAGGCTTGCATGGCGTTTATTAACGCCTGTGGCAAATTTCGGAACGTCAAGCACGTCTATACAGGAACGAAAGGTACGGACAGCCGTGGGTGCTACGTGACCGCCGTCCGTGTGTCTGACGGAGAGGTTGTGAACGGCACCGAAGTGACGATGGCGATGGCCAAAGCGGAAGGCTGGACAACCAACAGCAAGTGGAGAAACATGGCCGAACAAATGTTGGGTTACCGGGCTGCTTCGTTTTTCGCAAGGATGTACTGTCCGGACGCTCTGCTTGGACTTCAGACCACGGAAGAGGTGCTGGACGCTGAAGAACATCCAAAAACGACAGCGCAGAAACTTACGGAAGCGCTGAAAGGAGCGGAATGATGGCGGTAAAACAATATTCCTACTGGATGCAGCTGCGTCCGCCCGGACCGGGAGCGCAGCCGATGGACGGCATGATTCAATGCAACAACAGGGAAATCTGGTACAACGGTTCGCACTACTGGGGCGATGTCATCTACAACCGGGAACTGACCAGAGAAGAAGTTTCCCATTACGACATGGAACTGCATAAAGTGAGAACATACGATTAAAAGGAGAAGAACATGAACAAGATTTATCTGACCGGAAGACTGACGAAAGACCCGGAAATGAGGAAGACACAGAGCAATATTGACGTGTGCAACTTCACCATGGCGGTTGATAAGCCTGGTGTGCGGAAGGATGACCAGTTGCCGCCGGACTTCTTTGACTGCGTGGTATGGGGAGGAAAGGAAGGGCCTGGACGGGCCGGGGTCATCAGCAAGTATTTCCACAAAGGGGACGGAATCGTGCTGTCCGGGTCGATGCAGTCCAATAAGTACACGGACAAGCAAGGAAACAATCGCATCGGATGGCAGGTCCGTGTCGATGACTTTGAGTTCCCGATGAGCAGGAAGAGCGGTGAAAACGGACAGCAATCCGGACAGACCGCACCGGAAGGTGCAAAGCCGGACGGGACGTTCGTGGAAGTGGAAGGTTCTGAATTGCCGTTCTAAAGACGGTCAAGGCATTAGGGAATAGGCATTAGGGATTAGGAGGTGTGTGGGTGATCATCGCTGATTCAAGGGAACAGACGAACCAGCATATCCTGAAATACTTTGAACGGCATGAAATCCCGTACACGGTCCATAAACTCGATGTGGGCGATTATGCGGTGGAAGGGAACGATGCCGTCCGGGTGGAGAGAAAAAAGAACCTTTCCGAACTGGCGCACAACCTTCTGTCTGATGACCGTGCCAGATTCTACAGAGAAATCAGACGAGCCAGGGAACAGGGAATACGGCTCGTCATCCTGTGCGAACAAGGCGGTATTCACGGGCTGGAAGATGTCGGTAAGTGGAAACCGAAATATGGGAAGGTTACGGGAAAGAGCCTTGCGGATGCCATCTTCCGGCTGGAAATCGCTTACGGTATCGTGACCCTGTATTGCGATAGGCGTTCGACCGGAAAGCGGATTATTGAAATTCTGAACGGAAGGTAAAAAATGCGTGACTTATCACGAAGAAAATATACAGTATACAAACATGTTACACCTGATGGGAAAGCATACGTAGGAATGACGTGCCAAAGCCTAAGTTCCAGATGGGGACACGGTGGTGGCTATCCCAAAAACAAGGCTTTTTCTGAAGCAATCAAACGATATGGCTGGGAACAAATTCAACATGTTGTCATTGCTTCTGACTTGTCACAGGATGACGCAGTAAAGCTTGAACAGGAAACCATCAGGCAGTTTGATGCTACAAACCCGGAAAAAGGATACAACATCAGCATCGGCGGACTTGGCGGAACGCTTGGAGTGAAATTTGGGTCTGAAACGCGGAAGAGAATGAGTGAGTGCCGTAAAGGCGAGAAGAATTGGAACTTTGGCAAGAAAATCAGCAAAGAACAGTCCATGAAACTTAGTGCTTTACGGAAAGGAAAGTGGTCTGAAAAACAAAAAGAGGTTCTTCGTGCTGTTTGGTTACAGAATAGCAAAAAAGTTGTTTGCCTCGACAACCACATGGTTTTTGATTCGATAGTTCAGGCTTCAAAGTATGCGTGTGTAAACATGTCTGGAATTCGCAACGCTTGTAATGGTGAATACTTTAAGGCAGGTGGATTTCATTGGGCATACTATTTAGGTCAAAGTGATGAATGGATCAGCAGCAAGCTTGAAGAAATTAGAGCTAAAGAAAAACAAGTAAGAGCAAATCAAGGTAAAATTTGGACAAACAAACCACGACCGGTTATCTGCGTTGAAACTAAAGAAATATTTCCTTCTTCCAGCAAAGCTGCCGAGCATTATGGGGTAAAACGAAAAGCACTGCATAAAGCTGTAAGAGATTCGAGAAAAACGTCAGCAGGATACCATTGGACATATTATACGGAGCAGGAAAATGGTGGACGTAGCCAGTGAAATTAAACAATCTGTTGATATGTCATCTTTATGTAGTTCTCTTGGCATCATCGTATCACGGTCAGGATTCTGCCGATGTCCGTTTCACGGTCAGGACAGACATCCATCAATGAAAGTATATCCAGGAACAAGAGGGTTCTGTTGCTTCACATGCGGTGCAAAAGGATCTGTAATCGACTTCGTTATGAAGTACAACTCTTGCAAATACTGGAATGCCGTAGAATGGCTCAATTCAACGTTTGCGCTTGGTCTTCCGCTGGACATGGAAGAATCCCCGGAGGAGCGGAGAGACGCTGAGATCGCAAGAAAACAGCGTCAGATCGAACGGGAACTGAAACAGGCCATCCGGGATGAGTTGTTTGAGACGTATCTGAACGCCGGGGACGTGGTGATGAGGCTGGAGCGGGACAAGGAAGACTACCGCCCACGGACAGCCTATGAGGAATGGGACGAACGTTTCGTAACTGCGCTGAGACTGCTGACGGAAGCGAAGGATTTGGCTGTGGAAGCGGGGATTGAGGCAATAGGCATCAGGGAATAGGGAATAGTGAGGAATGAGGAGTGAGGAGTTAGATATGGTCACCGCATATGACCAATCCGTTGAAGCCGCCAAAAAGGTCTATCAGCTGGAAGCCAGTGAGCGGGAGAAACGGGAGTATCTGGAACGGGAACAGGCGGGTCACAAGGCAGCGGCAAGGATATGGTTTAACACGCTGACGGAAGTATGGCCGCCGGAAAACACCGAAGCATACTGGACGAAAACCACGGAGAAGATGCGCGTCCTATGGAACGAGAACAAGGACAACGAACTGCTCCAGGAACTTCTGCTCATGACGCTGAGTTATCTTGGGAATGTGGTTGATCAAGACAATAGGGATTAGGCAATAGGTATTAGGCAAGCGTTTTAGGAGCGTCAGCGGCTCAAGGGAGCGGATGTCAGACCTACGCAGCAGCTTCTTTCATAAGAAGTCCTCCTTTCGCTCAGATCTTTTTCACAGTCATGATACACGCGGGCGGAAGTTCTTGGAGGGCGGGTGGGTACGCAACTGCCGACCGCAAATCCCCCGGCCTGACTGCTCAGAAGCACGGGAACAGCCTTCAAAAACGGCAAGCCCTTGGGAAAGGCTCACACGGAAACCCCGTAACCGCAATGCTTCTGCGCTGACGCTCTGCTCATACAACTCATACAACTGTCTTTCAACTCTCATACAACTGTCGTACAACGGAGGGCAACATGGATGAATTAAAAGCCTGTCCTTTCTGCGGGAAGGACGCAATAATGGAAACGTTCACTACGGCGATGGAAAAGGTTCCGAGGTTTCGGGTCAGGTGCAGTAACTGCACGGCTGATCTCGGCTGGGACTTTTTCAAGGAAGAAGACGCAAAGGCCGCATGGAATCAGCGCGAGGAATCAATTTAAATCAATAATCCGCGCACAGCGGAAGATCGACAAAGATTATTGATTTCCGGATTAAGGCCCGACAGAGATCGGCTATCCG